CTCCATCCCCTCTAGGGTGCCCTGCTGTCCTTCGTCTGGAGCCTGTGTAGTCATAAAAACCTCCGGGCAAATAAAAGGCCCTCAAAGCGATTGGCACGCTTTCAAGGGCCTTGTCAGCCTGTATGACGCTCTAAAGGCGTCTTATTTAGATGTTGCCATTATAGACGACTCTATAGAACCGTTCTCTACTTTGTCAAGCAGTATGACTGCCGTATGATTATCGCCCTGGCGCCTATCACGGATAATAATGCGATCGCCGCGCATTACCGCCATCTTCACGGTGCCGTGGCAATCACAGTATATGGATTGTTCCGTAATGGTCATCATTACGCCAGTTACTTTCGGGGCTGCGGAGGCGCATCAGGATGAGCCGGCGCCCCGAGGATTTCCTCAATAGTGAAAAACCTAGGGTCTCCCCCAGGGCCTTTCGAGGGCACAAAGCCAGGACGAGCAGGCTGATTGTAGCCATGCCACCACTCGCCCGTCCGAATCATCGTAGCCCGCTTTAGCTCCAATGAACGCACCGGCTCAGGGAGGTCTTTTATCCAATCATCACGGTGGTCCAAGACGTACTTTGCAATCTCTGGTCCATACTCCTGACGCAGCCAGTACGACATATTCTGATTAATGCGGTCCCATGCCCTCTTGTCCAAAAGTCCGGTTTCCTCGATAAGGTCATCCAGCCTAAGCCAATATGCATCCGTAGCAGCATCTTCAGGCAGTTGATTTCTCTCAATCCACTTGGCGATAGCCTGGACGGAGTCGGTCTCTAGGGCTTCGCGATTACCCCAGATGGCTTCACGCTTACCGCTGTACCGATCCCGAATACTCTTGCGCCCGCTGTCATAGAGCTTCCTGCTACCCTTGAGCTGATCAAGATTATCGTTCATCTCCGTATAGAAGAGCTGCCGGGCAACAATTTCCTGCTCCATACTCGCAAGTTCTGCGTCATTAGAACGCTTGTTGCGTTCGGCTTGCATCTTTGTGTCCCACTCCCGCAGTTTCGGGTACTTACGCAGCAACTCCCGCTGGGTGACACGGTTGACTTCATGAAACTCGTTGACTAGCTCCCCGTCCATCGTCTTCAAGCCCAGGGCCCGTATGAAAGCGGTTCTAGCCTCGGCCTCCTTAGACAATGGAAATGACTTCAGGCCATAAACCTCACCTACGATAGTGACCGCAGAACCAGAGACATCGCCAGTAGCGCCCTGGATGACGGCACTTGGGATTTCCTCCATTGCGAACGGAGAAAACTGGCGCATCAGATATATACCAAACTGCTCTGGGCTATCCGTTAGTCTCCGGCCCATGAAGTCCTGCTTCGAAAAACCGTCCCAGGCTATAGTCACTGTCCCCGAACCCATGCTGCGAAGCACATCTTTCAATTGCCCCGTCCCAACGCCAACAATCGCCCTGGCCAACGAGTCCCATGTGCCAAATAGTGAGTATCTACGGCCCTTATATTTAATCTTCATAAACTTAGAGTTGTATTTGCCGTCGACGATAGGCCGGAAGTCAGTCTCTTCACCCAACGCTTCATTGGCGGAAACAGTCATAATAGTCCCAAAGGCAATCATCTTAACCAAAGAACGCCTAGCGACACGCTCGTCGATACGCGCCCCTGGTAGCAGGCCACGAAGGCCCTTTGCGGTTACCTCAAGTCGCGACTGCAAAAAGCGAGGGGCATATAAAATTAAATCTCCCACGTTGGAAAAAGTACGCCCAGGCGACCAACCCGTCATTTTATTAGCGATGTCCGCTATACGGCGCATATCCCCACTATCGCGTATCTCCTTCAAAGAGCGGCCCCGAGATAGCTCCTCTGAAAGGAGGTCGTCAGCCAGTTTAGGCCGTAGAGAGTCACCCTGATATCCAAAGGCACGGTTAGCCATACGGACAGGACGGCCAAGCCCAGGTACTTTTTCTAGCTGTGTCACACGGAACTCCGTTTGCATCCCCCCGATGTGCATGCCCTCCCTCACCCACTCAGCCACACTTAGCCTACCTGACTGTGCAGCCTGCTCATTAAACTGCTCAAAGTAAGCGCCAAGCACATCATCTCCACCACGACCCCACGCCTTGTGGTTGACCCTCAAAGCCCCCAATGCGGCACGCGGATTAGAGTAAAACGCCAGCAGCCCCTGAATGCCAGGGGCCGAATTATCAAGGGTAGAAGTCATGCCGCGATAGAATGAGTTAAACATCCTGAAGGTCTCTTCAGTATACCCAACGGCTTTACTCTCTTTATCTATGACTTTCTGGGCAGCATTGGCATACTTTATGGGAAAGGAGAGACCCCCCAAGCCGGGGAGGCCGATAGAAGCCTCATCGGTTGGAATCTTTCCCGCTCTATCAAGCTCAGCCGCCCACTTCCCCTGGAGATCGTTAAACCTAACTCTAAGATCAACTATCTCATCTCTTGTGGCCTTTTTACGGGCAATCGTCCCAGATAAGGTCTTCCCGGCCTTCCCTACGCCTGTCTCCAACATCTGGCCTATCCGCTCTAAGGTGACCAGATCACGCTCCATTAACGGGAACAGGACATCGCTTACGTCACCCTTCTCTACCCTGGCGGCAAGCCTCTCCGCGACCTTCATTTTCTGCCTGTCCGCCCTATCGGAGAAGTCGCGTATCCGTTTCAGCGCTACTTTTTCAGCATTGGTACGAGCCTCTTGATTACGCAACGTCTGGATACGATTAGTGATCTTATTGCGTAGTCTATTAATCTTGGCTCGCATAATCGGGTCAGCACGATCCGCAGCCGTAGAAGCCAACAACCCACGGGTATCTGGGTCTCGCATACTCTTGAACAGAGTAGCTATATGTTTATCCGCAAGTTTTCCGCCAATGCCTCTGGTATAGGTAGCAATCGCCTCACTAAGGGGGCCATACTTATATCCCAACGCGATGCCCTTCGCCTCTGAGGGGAACCGGGCTGGCTTCTCAGACGGTAGCTTCCTCTCTACTCTGCGAAAAATACGCCTTAAAGGCTTGAGTCGGGGAGTGATGGGTCTTAAAACCCTGGGCATGTCGAGGTTATCCAGCGCATCTGCGAGCTTCTCCCCACCCCCGCTACGTGGAATATAAAAACCACCCTTCATAACATCGGGGCGATACCCGAATTCCTTCTCCGCAATGCTTCTCGCCACCTGTCCGTATGGCTTCAAAGCAATACGCGCATGATCCAGGGCGGCATATTGTTCTGGGGTTAAATGAGGAGCGTACCGAGGGAATCGAGCCGCAATATCGGAAATGGTCGGTGCGCCAGGAACTGTAGGGTCGATACCTGCCAGGTGAGGTACGCCCCCCTGGTCATTAATTAGATTCTTACTAAAGGCGGGAACTTTCGCGCTAGACTTCTCTATGCTCGTTGGGGCCCATCGAACGGGCCCCGTACTAGCTACGGCAGAGGCCACATCAGGAGCTGCCTGTCCCGAGCCGGTAGTTCCAGGAAGCTGGAAGGCTTTGTTGATTTTGTGAATGATACGAAGCGTAACATCCATACTCCCAGAATTCGCCACCTCTGCTAGGCGGTCCCGCTCGTTCATAATCTTAGTGACTATTGCATCATCAGGAGTGACCCACGGAAGGAAGCCCATAGTACGTCGGGCGATGTTCGCAATCTCATTGCGGCGGGACAGCCCTACCTCGGGGTTCTGCAGTCCTAAAATATCAATGGGGGTCGAAGAGGGCCTAGGCCAGAGTGATACTTCCTGTACCCTCTCTGGGGCCACCGTAGGATTCATCTGTTTAATAGCAGGCGAGGGGGCCTCCAGGGCTTGCTCTGGAGGTGCCGCACGCCCCATACGGGGCATGGGCCTCCCGGCCTGCGCACGACTCATCTCTTCCGCAGACTCGGCGAGTTCTTCCCCAAGCCTTATCCCACGACCGGGCACAGCTCCCGCAGGGCCAGTGGGATCAGCGAGAGACGTACCGAGCCCTGGCATCATGGGATGCGGCATCGCTGCAAGCCGAGTAGCCTCCTTTTCAGCGGCCCGCCCTTTCTTTATTGCGGGAAGCAACCCTGGCCGATCCTTGAGGAATTTATAAACAGCCATTCCCTCTGGCCCGGATAGCTTCGAGAGTTTCGAGAGCTTGGTGAACTTGGTGACAGGGTCTAGAAGCTCTATAGCACCCATCCAGCCCCACGGCAGCTTGGTCTGGGCGAACGCCTCCTCGATTTTAGTGGGGTGGAGCCCCTCCAATGGACCCAGGCCCTCAACCGCTTCCTTGCCTGGCGCCTCGCCCCAGATGAGCTTCTGTAGAGCAAGCGCTTTCTCCGCGGATGGGAGCTGCGACATTCGCATACCTTGCTCTATACGCCTGGGGAGAGTAACAAAGTCACTGGCAGGGACGCCGCCGAATCCAAGCCACGTAGGTACCTCTTTTCCGAACACTTTCTCTCGGGGCCTACTGGCCTGCCATTCTGAAAAGCGGGAAGCTAACTTGCGGGCCACTCCCAGGGCCCCCTGCTTGACGGGCGCAGACGAAGCATTTATCCACTCTTCTGTAAGGTCGTTGATTCGCTTGAGGGTCATAGAGCTATCTATACCAGGCGGAGTCGAGATGCCGAGCTTGCGACGCTTTTCATCCAGATCAACGCTACGCTCTACCTCCGGGGGGAGTTTCCGAAGAGTAGGGACTGCGGTTACTCCGATAGGACGGGGCCGTTCTCCGAGCCTTTGTAGATTTTCACCGGGCGTCGGCTGCCCCATGAATCGGCCAGCTAGTTCGCGCTGTTTACGACGTTGCTCGTCTAAGTGCTGTTGCATGATCTAATAGATAAGCCTTCTTGAACGTGGTGCGAACTGAGACATTCGGGTGCCCCGTGCGCTGGGCGGTTGCGAGGCATAATATTTCTCGGTAAACGGGAGTTCTCCTAGATAATCTACAAACCGCTTCGTTGGCATCCCGCCTCCCGCCCCATTCATGTCGACTCCTCGCGTTTGCCGCCCCAACTGCCCCAGCCATTCGTCTCGGATACGGGAAAAGGCGTTCTCGTAGTAACGTCGCTGCATCGGGGCTGCCATCCTCCTGTTAGGATCTGCTCCCGTCGGGGCGCTCCTCGTCCCGAACTGTGGCGCGAACGAGAAGTACGCGGCACGCTGGCCTGCACCCTCTTGATCTAGCCAGTCTCGCCAGATAGAGGTATTCCCATTAAAGAAGTCATTACTTGCAAGAGCCATTTTTAGAAGTATCCTCTTCGCTGAGCTTCAATCAGCCATGGAGAGCCGGGGTTTTCGGCCCTAAACTGATTGAACGGTTCCTGGGCAACGCGGGCTAGGGCAGCACGCATACCCGGTGCCGTTCTCATTAGCATTGGCTGGATAGACGCCTGGAATTGCGTTGTCTGCCTGCCATACTCGCTAGGGTCTGCATAGACTGCCTGGGCTCGTAGCCAGTCCTCTGGCTTCTCTGGGGCCTCCCCTTCAGCGCCGTAGAGTTCTGGGTGGTATTCGTAACTCTCCGGAGATCGCGCCAATAGGCCCGCACCCAGAGCTAGCTGCTCTCTTACCTCCTCTGGCGTGACCGCATCGGCACCCCCGAACCCCCGACCTGCTCGTAGGTAATTTCTAAAAGTTTGGCTAGGGTTTATTGGGCTTTGTATTTGGTACCTGGTATAAATGTCTGGAAATCGAGTTAGCGCGTAACTTCTCGCATAGGGGCTAATACTGGGATAATCAGGCGATCGCCCCAAGTATCTTCGGAAAACATCAGACCATCGTCCCTCCCTCTCCTGCTGCTGTAGCTCCCAAAACTCTGACGCTGTCAGTCCCTCTCCCCATCCCACGGTAGGATCGGTAGTTTCGGTTTCGGGCGGCCTTATAAAAGGGTCCTTTCTAATGACTTCGTCGTCGATATCGTCGTCGTCGATAATGTCGTCGTCGTCAGTGCCGTCGTCCGGGACCGATATAAGTCCCGGGTCGAATTTTTCTCGAGGACGATCAGGAACGCCAGTGCCGTATTTCTGGCTCCTGCCGAACGCGCTCATTTGCCTAAGAGCTTCTTCAAGCTCTATAGAACCGAATTGATACCCTGCATATAGATAGAACCCTCTGAGCACTTCATCGAATTTCGGATCGGATAACTCAAAATTTAAATAGGCCTTGAGTATCTGATCTGTCGATGTATATTCCTGGCCAGTTGCTACGTCTTTATACCCCATTTAAGTCTCCTATCTACGCTGGTATTAGGCCCATCGCCATGAGTCTACGGGCATCTTCGGACTGGGCCCCGGGTCTCGGCTGCCCAGGGGGCACTAACGGGCCACCCTGTGGCGTTGGCGGAGGCGGTGCGCCGGTGAGCGCTATATTGGGTTGGACCTGGGGCGCAAAGCCGGGCGCCATCCCCATACCCGGAGGGAGCGGGCCCATAGGGCCCATGCCCATGCCGGGCGGAGGCGGACCCATAGGGCCCATTCCCATGCCAGGCGGTGGTGGGCCCATAGGCCCCATGCCCATACCCGGTTGAGGTGGCCCACCGGGCCCCATCCCCATCCCCATGCCGGGTTGAGGCGGGCCGCCGTTCTGGGCCCCATTCCTTAACGGGGCGCCGCCCCTGATGCCCAATTGGGCCAGTTCCATTTCCTTTTGAGCCATGAAGACCTGGATTTCGTCCCAGTAGATGGCCGCCATCGTCTCACGGCCCTGCCGTACAGCGGCATCGAACATATTATATAGCTGTGCCAACGGGGCGCCACGTTCGGCCATCTGCTCCTTGAGCATGTCCGCCATCTGGTCGGTGTTCTGCATCTCCAACACCTCGTCCCAGATGTACCGACGCGGAACCAGTGGGACTTCGCCCTCGTCCAGCATCTTCGCCATTGCGACCTTGGCCTGGTCGTCGGAGGGTAGCTCCCCGACCAGCTTGAAGTTCAGGTCGCAGCCCTCTTTGATGTCCTCCGGGGTGATTTCCCGGGAGAACCACTTCCGGTTACGGTCTTCGCCACTGACTTCTATCGGCTTAAAGGCCCCCGTGACGTACTGGTCCACCAGCAATCGCAGCGCCTGTTTGTAGAAGTTCTCCAGGGTGCGGAGCCGGGGCTGAATCACGGAGTCGATACCCTGACGAAGCTGGGTAATCGCGTAGCCCGAAAGCTGAAACGCTATCTCGCCATAAGCTGAATATGGCAGAGAGCCGCGCTGTATCTCCCCGGACACCAACGCGATAAAGGCGGTAGCATCTCTAGTCAACTCCAGCAGTTCGAGCTTGTCAATCTTCTCGCCCGCAGCCAGGCTGGTGACCTTGCCCGTCTCGAATAGGCCCGCCTCGGGGACTTTCTCGCCGCTCTCCGACGTGTACGTTATCGGCGGCTTACGGGCCCTAGCCGACAGCTCCAACGCGATGGACATGAGGAGGTTGTAGTTCTGGGAGACCTCTCGTATGGACTTGAAGACGCTCTCGGAATAGTGCCTGTCTGTGTCGCTGACCTTAGTCGATTGAATCGGAGGGGCTGAGCCCGCGAAGACAATCGCTATAGGCACCCTTGGAGAGCCGTGTACCGTACTTTTCTTGAGGGGTTCTCGGTCTTCAATGACGACGGTGTTATGCTCTCGGTCGTAGTAGTTATAGACCGTCTCTTTCTCGTCGTCTTCCATGCCGCCGGACAGTTTTACCCCGTACTCCCCCTCGATTTCGAGCTTGGTCTTATCGCTCTTGTAGCAACACCAGGCAAGGCCCTCGTTATCATATCCCCAGTAGGTATATAGAGGATCAAAGGGTGTGATATCAACATAAGACGAGCCGTCTTTAAGCCGTTTGGCAATCAGCACCCGAGCGATGATAGGCCCTCTTATGGCGCCGAAGAAGGATACGCTGTCCCGCACCGTGGGCAGCCCCAGGTTTATCAGCCGTTCGTCAGCGGCGTTCAGAACCCCAATGGCGAAAAGCTCTTTGAGGTTATCTATCTCTCGTTTGTGGCGCTCCTCCGAGTGCTCCGGGATGCGAATAATCTGCTGCGCCATCACAGACCACGAGACTATCTTGTCCGCGTAGGTCTGGGGATCGGGAGTGGTGTGCTTGCGGAAGTCTTCGTTCTCCCCCTCGTGTCCCGGCGGGTCAGGGGGCAGGTTTTCCTCAAGGGTGTAAAGCGCCCAGTCGTCCTCAAACCGGCTGCGTAGCGCCACGGTGTCGCGTTCGTGCCGCTCTACCTTGTCGATTATGTCTTTGGCGTTAATCTTGGCCATACTACACACTCGTTACTTTGGCCAGACTGGTGAAGCGAGACTGGATATGTTTTCGCATCTGCCAGGCTATCCCCAGCGCGGTAGCATAATCGTCATGTCCGCCCATTTGCGCCTCTATTCTACCATCTTGGTCTGAGTTGCGAATAACCTGGTACATCTGGGACAGCCCCAACGGGTTCGGGATAGTGATATGCCCCGCGTTGACCGCCTCAATTAGCTCTCCCCAGAGAACATATCTTGACCTAGAGTCCGTGTGCCACCCTATTTTACGCACATTTTGGCTACTTTTGCGATGAAATATCTTGTGAGATGGGCAGCCCGCGTCTAATGCGGCCCGTATGACCAGTATCCCCCAGTCGTTGTCCTCGATGCCCCAGAGAAAGTCCTCGTAGGTCTGCAGTACCTTGTACGTCTGAAGGGCAAGCTCGTCCGGGGTAATCGTCTTTTCCATGAAGTCGGCACAGACGTACCCGGTCTCCGGGTCCAGGATTATCGAGACCGCGTTATCAAGCCCGACCCCGTGAGACGAGTCCGTTCCGCAAACGTAACGATGGCCCAGCCGGCGCCGCTGGTAGATGTTGACCAAGCCGACCTTCTCCACCACCCGCTTTTCGTCTTGCGCCATGCCTTTGAGCGCGTCGTGGTTGAACGCGGCCTGGGTACGCGCCGGGGCCAACCCCTCGGCCAGCGTTGACCAGTAGTTCTGCTCCATGTACAGCTCTGGCGACATCTTCTCCGTGGTGGGCACGGTGCGAAAGGTCTCGTCCCACCACGCCTGGTCGCGGTCTTCGCGCACTTCCCAGGGCCAGACCAATAGATGCCAACCGTTGCCGGGCGCACCCTTCACGATCTCCTTGAACCCCGAAAGCGCCAGGCCCTTGTTCGGGGTCGATCCCAGAACGATCTGTCCCCCGGAGGAGTCTATCGTGGGCTGTACGTTCGCAAAATTCTCGTCTTGGAACTCGTGGAAGTCTCTTTCGTCTTGGACCGCAAGGGTCGCCGTCTCCCCGATACCGGCGTCGGGGGTGGACGGGAACGCCACAATGCGCGATTCCGTGTTGGCAATCGCCATCTCGCTGCGGCTATCTATGTCCAACACCGCCTTCCACGCCGCAGGAAGGTGTCTATAGACGTATCGGGCCTTGGAAAGAAGTGCGTTGGCCTCCGATTGCCCCGAGGAGAAGTTCAAGATGTTCGCACCGTGGTGAAATAGAAATAGCCAGACCTCATAGGCCGTCATGGTAGTGGAGAAACCGTCCTGTTTGGTCTTAAAGACGACGATACGCTTATGTTTTTGGAGTGCGTCTACGAACTCGATGAGGTGGGGCCACTTTTCGAACGGAACGGGGCCGCCCGGTATACCCGCTAAAGGCTGGGGCCTCCTCAGGACCTTCACGTAATCCAAAAAGTAGAGGAGGTCCACCGAGGCAATGGCCAACTCAGCCTCTGCCCCGAGGATTTCCTCCTTGGTAAGAGGCGTAGCGGAGGGCGCCGCGGTTATCGACAAGTCCATCGCACAAGCCCTGGAGCTGATTCGAGCAATCCGAGGCGAACCTCCCCCACCTGCTGCGGTGTGGGTCGTCACTTCTTCTTCCGACGGGTAGGACGCCAACCACGATCTATCGCGTTAAGCAACCTTTTCTGTCCCTCTGCCTTCTTTTTCGTCGTCCCCTTCGCCTTCACACCCCCAGGCGTCCGCACAGAATATCTGCCCTTAGAAGTTTTAGCAACACGCACAGGCACCCTAACCTCCACTGATCCCCATCCCATACTCCCCACAGCTCACCCGAATACTATCCCGCAAATCCAACTCCCGTCAACATTAACCCCCCCCTCTTTCTTTTTAATAATATTC